GTGAATGTTTTTTCAATTTCAAAAAAATTATTCTGATTTTCTGATTTTTGTGTTTTGTTTTGTGCTTTTGTTCTTGCTTGGACTGTTGCTGCTCTTTTCTTGGCTAGGTATTCGGCTCCGCGTCGGCTGTTGCACTTGTGGCAGGCTCCGACCCAGTTGCTTTGGTCTGTGGGGTCTGCTCCTCGGTCTTGTTCTACTACGTGGTCGATGGTTGTTGCTCGAGCGCGTTTGCACCAATGGCACGCGCCGTCCCATTCGGTGAGGAAGGTTTCTCGGTTTTTTCTGTAGGACGCGCTGTCTAGGTCTTTGCGTCTTGCTGTGCTCATTGTTGGATGCCGTCGCCGTGGCAGTCTTCGCAGACGGCTGGATCATCCAGAAAGCCTAGGACTATGCCCTGACCTTTACATTGTCCACAGAGTTTTTTATCAGTACCTAGTAATGTCTCTGATTTTTTCTCAACGTCATTAGTTATTAGTTCTTTATAAGACGCCTGATTATCCGAGTTCGGTTTTTCAGGCTTCGGTGTTTCTTCTTGTCCACGTCTTTTCCACAGCATTTCCACACGGCTCAAGCAGCATTCGTCATAGACAATAATCTCGGAATGCCATCGTCCCCTCGGGTCTTGGCTCTTTGTGCGCTTTACGAAACCTGCATCTTCTAGCTCTTGTAATGCTTTGAGGATGGCGTCGCGGCCTTCTTGCCCTTGGCGTGACATTTGTAGTGCTGATGTGCGCCAGTTGTCCGGCATTGAGAGCAGGTAGGCGTGTATTCCTCGAGCACGGAATGAGAGTGAGTTGTTCCTGAGGGTCTCGTTTTTGATGATTGTGTAGTTGATGTGGGGCCGTTCGGCGCGGATGATGGTCATGTTGTAGGGGCTTTCAATAGTCGTTCGGTAATGAATTGGATGTCGGATGGACGCCAGCAGTAGGCCTCGGCTCCAGCTGCATCGAGTGTGCGGAGCCAGGTGATCTGGGCTGGGTCTAGGCGTCCTTGCTCGGTCTTTAGTTCGGCAAAGACTAGACCTTTACTAGGGTGTGCCATTACAAGATCGGGGAAGCCTGAGTCGCCTTGTATCGCTGTCATCCACTTTCCGCCGACCTGTGAGGCTCTGAAGTGTGTCACGCGCCATCCATACATGATGGCTAGGGCGATGACTTTGTTTTGAAACTCTTTCTCACTTAAGGCGACCATTTAGCCGTCTCCCTTAATGTCAAGAACTGGGCGCTCCCAGGTGAATTGGTAGAACCCGTCGGCGATGGTTTCTCGGTCTTGCCATGTAACTCGGCTCCTCGAGTAATGGTTCAGGATTGGGCCGACAAAACCGTTAAACGTGAGTTCTTTGCTGTATTCCCAGCAGTCGCCGATAAATACGAGTGTCGCTCTCCTGCCGTGTGGGTACACGTGTAGCTCATAGCAGTCGTCCTCTGTCATTTGCGCCATCTTGAAGCCTCCTGTGTCATTGCTTTCCAGTCATCCCGAAAGCGATCTCTGTCCTTGGTTACGTCATGGAGGAGACTTGAGTAGCCCTGCAGCACTTCCTCAAGCTGCACGATCTCGGCTGTGTGCTGAATGATCTCCAGTTTTAGATCCTCAATTTCCTGTAGCGCGTTCTTCAGGAGTCGCGCTTGGAAATTCTCCAAGTCGTGTCGGGCTTTGTCTTGTGCCGGTATTGCGCTTATAAATGCGTTCCAGACTTGGTCGTCACTCATAGAAGGGCTTGTCTTTCTTGTCGTTGGCTGATACTTCGCGCTCGTACATAATCGCCTCAATGAGGAGGGTAGTTATTCCGACGATGATGATGAATGTGATGGCTTTTCCGATGAGCTGCATTAGAACGGATCCTCAAATGACTCGGCGCGGATGGCGAGTGGGATGACGTTGCCTTTTAATTCTTGGATCACCTGGGAGGCGTCGTAGCTCGTGAAGTTTGGAGGGAAGTGTGCCTCGAAACCGAGTTTCTTGGAAAGTGTGCGGATGAGCCCGAGTTGCGCGTCTGACGCTGGCTTATTGGGTGACGCCTGTGGGCGTTGTGTGCCTTCAGGAGCGTCGCTGGGTGTCATGCGTTGTACTTTTGTCATCTCTTCACGAGAGGGGCGCTTGGACGGATCTGAGCCTGCCATCCCAAAATTGCTCAACGCGCGGCCCGTCGAGCTTGTTTCACAGTTCTCCATGAAACTCGTGGAATTGACGCCTTTTTCGGTGTGCTCCTCGTAGGCGTGACCTGTTGAGATCATCTTCTCGCCTTCGTAAAGATCGGTCTTGAAGATGCACCACTTTCCAGGCTCGTAAGCGATGAGCGATGTGATGACTCGAGGATCTTCTGCTGCTTCCAGCCATCGCGCCAGTCTGGGCGCTACTGGCTCATAGTTGTCTAAGTTGAATGTCATGTAGGGGCTCTTTCTGTTATTGGGATGATTTAGTTCCCCAGGGTCGCCATCCGTAGAGCTTCCACAGCTCGAGTCCGACCTTGAGGTTTTGGTTTCTTTTGAGCAAGTCGTCGGGAGTTTTTACCCACCCGTTTCGCTTCGCCCATCCATAGTTAGACATATTAATTTGAAGAAGCCCCTTCGAGCCCCCCCAAGGATCCGCGCGATTGATGCTCGTGGTCTGACAACGCGACTCGCGCCACATAATCCTCATGAGCATCGGTTTCTCCTTTTTAGGCCAACCGAGTTGAACTGCTTTCGTTGCGTAGTATTCGCATCGGAAGGGCAGAACCTCGGCACTTGCTGGAGATGGGTGGAAAGCGGCAATAAATAGCACGGCTGCCGCGAGTCGCTTAACGACGATCCTTTGATCGAGTGAACATAATTCCTCCTAATCAAGAGCTGCTAAGCCCTCTGGGGTAATGGCACAGATCATCTGTGCAGATCCAGCGGATCCGATCCGCGTCTTTCCTGTGTTCACAATATAACCAGCGGAGCGAAGATCGGAGCATCTTTTCCAGTAGCACCGTGAGCGCCTAATTAGCCCAGATCGGGCTCCTGCTTCTTCATCGGTGAGATCGTGGTTTCGGTACTCAATGAGCAGAAGCATCGCCTGTGATGTTCGCCTGTGTTTGACGTCTTTAGCGCCTTGGACGCTTGTGGGCTGGTCGGGCTCTCGATGCAATGGTGCATGGAACAGAGTGCCTGGTTCCCAATCGTCGGGTCGGATAATTTTGCCTGCCATTAGTGCCTCCGTAGTAGGGATAGAAGGTGACGCTAGAGAACTTACACGATCGGTGTGACGAATGTGGGGATTGTCTTTTTCCAGGCTGCGATGATGAGCTGCTTGTTCTGGGCGAACGTTGGTGAGACCTCAATATGGATCCAGTATCCGCCTGGGCCTCCGTTGTTTTCGGCGTCCCATTCTTTCCAGCCTGGAGCGCCGTCACGATTGCAGCGGAAACCCCGTCCGTGTGTTCCCCAGACGTATTGGTGGATCTCCTCGATGCCGAGGGCGACGTGGTTGTCGGCGAGCCAGTCACAGATCTCGGTGACGAGTTTCTGGTTGCTTTGTTTGTAGCCAGCGTCAAAGGCGCGTCCTGTGCCGTGTACTGAGAGCATGGTTGATCCGCGCATGGGTCGGTAGGCGTAGATCCCGAGGTTTGTGAAGCCCCATTTGTTGCCAAGGATTTCAAGAAACTTGATCGCTCCTGGGGTGGCTTTGCCTGTCGCGCTGGCGTCTTTGTTGCCGGTGTAGGGCATGGCGTTACTTTTCGCAGCTGGTTTAGGCGTTGTCATTTGGTTTATCTTTCGGCTTGTCTTTGAGACCGTTCCCAGCAAGTAGCCCGATAAGTCCGCCCGAAAGGGTGAGCAACATACTTGAGAGCACCGATATTTGAGCTGCATCCAATTCGCTCATTTCCATAGGCTGGGTCACAAAAAGGAGTCCGTACAAAATTGTGAACACGGAGCCGACGAAAGATGCCGTCAAGCCACAAGCGACGATCATGACGATCCGCGCTTTTATCTCTTCGTTAGTGAGTCTGTTCTCGGGTTTCTTTAGCATTTTCCGCCTTGTGCATATTGTGGAATGACCGTTGTTGTGGGTGTATCAAATATGAGAATACTTGGAGCCTTGTTTTTAACTCGAGGTTCACAGTTGAGACGTACTCGGTCTCCGCACGCTACGAGCAGGCTCCCGAGTAGGAGCGCCACGAAACTAATTCGCCAAATCATTCTGCGCCAATGTCTTCTATCCATAGCAATTGTTCTGCTGAACCTGCACCAACAACGCCATCAGGGTTTGTGTTTAATGAACCTGCTCCGCCTGTTCTGATGTAAAGCGTGAAAGTTTTGGCGCTGCTACCGCTCGTAACTCCCAAAATTGTTGCAGTTGTTATGTATGTTCCGCCCGCATATTGGGGATAGTTTGCTGCTATTTGGTCGCCTCGATACCACAAAACTTTACTTATGCCAGATGTTTGTGTGAAATAAATAGCGTTACCAACAGAGTTTGCTGATGGTTGCCAACCACATTGCCCCGATATTTTGTATCTACGGCCTGCGTAAATTGTAAAAGATTTAGACAAAACTGCAAGCGGCGTAGCGGCGACAATGGCGGTAGTAGCCGTACCGCCAGCGCTGTCATTAAAGCCCATAGGCAAATTAGTCATTTGAGCCGCTGTTAAAACATTGCCCGTGACGAATGGTGTTGCATTGAATGCCATAGTTAGTACCCCAGTCTATTGAAATCAAGTCTTCCGAAAGTAGCATTGTCAAGAATTAGGTAAGCGTTTTGATCGGCTGGCGAAACATAATAGGTATATCGAGCCTCTCCAGGAACCGCGCTAAACGCCGCACCCTCAATAATGCATTGGTAAGTAGTGCCACGAAAAGCCACGCTTACTTGAGCGCCGACACAAGTGCCTATTTCTAGCGAGCCTCCGCTAGTGGCAAGGTTCCACAGCTTAAAAGAGTTTTGGGCGTTAGCCAGGCACGAAAAAGATGTGATCGCCAGAGGTGCTGCCGTAAAGTTGTTAAGCAGATAGTTTGCGTAATCCGTTGCCTGCCCCGTTGAGGCGTTAAGCGTGTTCACCGAGTACGTGCGGAAAGGTTTTACGCCTGTCTGTACGGTCTGAGCTGCAAAAGACTCAGGATCAACCGTCACTTGGCTGTAAAAGTTGTCGGCATAACTAGCGAACTCGATGTTGTCATACACCTGGTTAGTGGCGTTGTTTGTTGTGTCGCTGAAATTGATGTTTGCTACCTGAGCACCAAATGGCGAAAACAAAGAAACGCTAAGGTAGGTTTCGCGCATACGTCCATTAGTCGTTAGACAAGAACTATTCACCCAGTCGCCCCAAGTGCCGCTGACAGTCGTTGCTGCCATCGCTGGGCCTGTACCGCTACTCGAGTAGTTAATAGTGAGACCGCTGGCTGTGCTTGCTGCTGTTGTTTGCGCCGAAATAGTTGCGGCTGCCATCGCGTAACTTTCTCCGCTGGCTCTGCCACAGCGAGCAAAATATCCTTCAAGGCTGATGGTCATGTAGTCGGCGTTTCCGACGCCACCTGCAAACGGTATCCCGTAGCTCATTTGTACGTTAGAGATTGATGCCGAGAATTGGCTGCGATAGATGCCACCGTCGTCCCAGCTTACTTTCACAGTTGAACCAGGTTTGATGACCGCGTTAGGTGCTGAAGGTTGTCTTACAACAATGGTTCCGCTAAGCGTTGCGTATTGGTCAAGCTGTCGTTCGCGCCCTGTCTTAAAATTGATGGAGACGACGTTGTTTAATGTGATGGCAGGCGTGCCAGACACGCCTTCAACATCAACAGCGAAACTTTGAACAGCCATTAGTAAGCGTTGCTCACTCGGATGGGGACGCTTCCATTAGTTCGCATATAGGCGCGTAAGGCGCTGACTACTGCGTTCGGGTCTCCGCCGTTGACGTTGATCGTGATGTTGTTGCCCATATTCGGCGCATTGTTTCCTGTAAGTGGGACGACGGCTTCTGGGCCTTTTTCGCCGATCATCGCCAGCGTAGGAGAATTAACGATGCCACCATTAGCAAGCATCGGAATATCGGGAACATCGAAGCCTGCTCCTCCGATGACTGGAACCCAGCCTGGGATCTTGAAAGAAAGTTTGCCGACGGTGTTGTTCCAGACTGACGCGATGCCGTTGAATAAGCCTTTATAGACAGCGACTAATCCGTTTACGTATCCGCTGACAGCTGTAACAACGCCAGCGAAACCTGTTTTCATCCCGTCCCACAACGCAGTCGCGACAGCTGCAACTCCGTCGATTGCTTTGCCAAGGATGTTGAACTTGACCTGTAGAGCGACAACTGCAGCGATAATGGCTGTGATGATGATTGCTCCAGTAGCAACTTGGAGCGCTGTGAAGGATGTTGCGAGAGCTGCGTTGATTGCTGTTGTGGCGAGGGCTGTGGCTGCCCACAGTTTATTTGCGGTATTGACTGCGATAACTGCTACTGCGATGGTTGCGATAGCCGCGCCGACAGCAATGAAAATTGTGGTGTTATCTGCGGCCCATTGTCCTAATTGGGTTATGAACGGAAGCACGGCCTCGACTGCTGGAAGTAGTGCAGCGCCGATGGTTTCTTTGGTTTCTTCTAGCCCGATCTGAAATTGTTTGAACCGTCCAGAAGCGGTGTCTGCAGCTGCAGCAGCGTCACCTCCGAAAGTGTCCGCCAGTACGCTCATCGCGCCCTCGACATCTAGACCGTCTTTGAGAAGTGTCTTCATGCGCGGATCTAAGGCTTTGAGTCCTTTGTCGTTGCCTGCGTAAGCCTTAGCGAGGGCGTCGGAAACTGTGGCAAGGTCTTTTCCTGTGCCTGCAGCGATGTCTTGAGCAAGGCGAAGTCCTTGCTGTGCTTCTTCAAGGTTCTCTGTGCCGGTGACAAGTTTTGCTAGTGCTGGGCGCAGCTCATCGTCCGCGGTGGCGGTCGCCATTGACAGCGAGGAAATAAAGTCTTCATTTTTTTTGATTGCTGAGTCTGAGGCATTGGTTACGCCTCGGATGTTGCGAGCGAGTTGTTCTTGAGCTGCTGCGTCTTCCATTGCACCTTTGACAGCGTCGAAGGCTGCAGCGCCGACAGCGACTAGAGCTGCTGCTGCTGGGACTGCTGCTTTCTTGATAGCAAATTGGGCTTTTTCGCCCGTCGTTTCTAACTGCTTGAACTCGCGGATCGCTTTATCTACGCCAGTCCCGATGTATTCGGTAATGATCGGAATGTTGATAGCCATTAGCGCGTCTCCTCGTTAACTTTCTTCATGACGTCGCGCACAAGATCCGACAGACCTTGCTCAACGTCTGGGAGATGTTTCTCTGCCGTAGGCCACAAAACTCGAGAGGCTCTGTCTCTGAGATTGCTGTTAAAGTTTGTGCCTGGGTTCGCCTTGCCAGCGACCTCAAAGATCGCGCCTGCTGGGTCGCTCTGGGTCACGTAAAGCACAGCAGACTTGTTTCGGCGCGTAGAAGTTTTGAACTTGACGCCAGCGCGAACCTTGTTCACAGTCCAAGGTAGAAGAGTCCGACCGCGCTTGTCTGTCCACTTGTATTTCATGCCCGACAAAGGCATCGAAGGATAAGCGCCTTTTGCCTCGGCGATGAGTGGCGCGACAATGCTCTTCGCGTCACGGTTGAACTGTTTTCGGTATTCGGGATCAATGCTTTTGAGAGCTTTGATAGCAGCTGCACCGCCGACAAATTCGGTTCGCGCTGTTGCTGTCATTATTTGCTCTTTCTTTGAGTGTTAATTACATCTACGCAAGTCATGAGATCCTGCAAAGTGAAGTCTATGTCTGGGGGCCAGTAGCCAGTCTCGACAAGTAACTCGGCGAGCGTTCTTGCTACTGATCCCCTTCGGTGGGGTTTGCTGCTTCATTCTCCAACACATCCAGAGTGACAAGTTTTTTGAGGAAGTCGTCCAGTTGTAATGGTGGAGCGAAGTTTCCAGTTTTGGCTGCTTCGTGAGCTAGGAACCCAAGTTGCTCTATTGAGATCCCGTTTGCTAGATCGGACGCTTTCACTTTGTATTTTCGCTCTAGTTGAATGATGTGGTAAAGGTTGGTTTCAACGATGTAGTCGTCTCCGCCGGTGTTAACTCTTATGGATAGTTTCATGGTTTCCTTTGCACGGTAAAGGTTTGATTAGTTATGGGGCGGTGATGTCGCGTACCCAGGTGCCGTTAGTGAACGACAGCGAAACGACAGCCAATTCTCCGACGGTTGACATGATGGCCTGGTTGGCATCAAGTGTGCAGTTCGTGATCGTGAACTCTGGATTACTGGCGGACTCTGTTGTGCCTGAAGGTGAGACAACGATTACGGCACTTCCAGCGGTTTGAATTGCTGCCATGAGCGTTTCAATTTCGCCTGATCCATATGAGAGGAACAATTCCATCTCAACGGAGACACTTTGCAATCCTTGGACTGCACGTCGGCCTGTATCGCCGAACGCGGTGCTCTCGAGGTACTCGTAGCCGACCGACACGGAACATGACCGGCAATTATCGCTTACGTCATATACGGTTCCGCCTGTGGGGGTGATGTTGATAGTTGCGTTTCCGAGGAATGTTGTAGTAGCCATATTTTTCTCCTGTTATGGGTTTCTTGAAGTTGCCACACGAACGGTGAGGTCGTATGACGGGATGTCTTGTGATCCGATGGTCGTGACAGATGGAGCGCCCGAGATGAGGGAGATCGCGCTGTTCATGATTGTGTCGGCTGTTGTGATGAGGTAGTCCTCGGCGTCGCTGTTTCCTGGGGGAGCTGCGAGGATCCTGAGCCCGAAAGTGATTTCGGCGATGTTGTTGTTAAAGCAGGTAAACGTCGGAGGCTCGACAAAGACTGTCATCGGGCGAGCGTTGCGAGAGTCTGTTACGACTGCAAGCCCGAGTCCCGTGAGCGAGGCCACAAGGGTGCTCTGGGCGCTTGCAAAGATGCCAGTAGCACTCATGCGACTTGGCTCCGATTGACGCCGAGAAGACGGTTGATCTGTCCCATAGATCCGACGGATCCTGGGATGTTCATTGCTTCAAAACTAGCGAAGGAGTCCACGCTTCCGCGCTCTCGATAAAGAGCGCCAGCGAGCATTGTTGTCCCGAGTTTGACGTCCGCGCCTGGGACGGTAGTAAGCGAGTCAAAATAACCTGCTTCCTTACGTCGCCGAAACGCGAACGCGCAACTCGCCTCCGTGCAGGCAGTTACGAAAGCAGTATCGTTTGCGGTAGCGACAGCAATACCGAGCCAGGCAAGGACGTCGGCTGAGACGATCCATTGACAGGTCTGAGTCCATGTGAGCGTCCCCGTAGGAATAGCTGCACTACGTTCCAGATCGTCGCCAGCGTCATAGAAGATGACTTGGTTGCCGATGTAGATGTCGTAGTTGAAAAGCAGGTCGCCTTCTTCGTCAACGCCTATGAAGTAATAAGGGCTGATCGCATAGACGGTGTGAGTGCCGTTCAAGCTGTGGCCTAAGCCTGCGAGCGTGATGCTTTGACCGATACCGATATCCGTGTCCTCGAGAGTTTGCACCACGGCATAGTCATCTAGTCGCTGATGAAAAGTGACTGCGTAAACTGCCATGATGCAAACTTTCTCGGGCGGTGCTTAAGGTTTAGGCCTGTGGGATCTTCATGAACTGGTTAGCGTCAATCATCTTCGGTGCAAAATACCCCCTGAAGGCTATTGTGCGAGAGAGCGTAGATGGATTGTCCAGACTGATTGCCCCCTTCTGCTGCTCATAGCAACGGAAAGCACCGGTAGCTGCTGCACCTACGATTGTGGTCTTTGCTGCGAAGTTGGTATCAACTACGAGGCGCAAACCGAACACGACTGACTCGCGTGAGCCTGGGTTCATTGTGCCAAATGCGTTCATCGGGCCGACCTGTGGGAACAATGGACGATCTGCTGTGTCGCTGAGTTGTCCGAGCTGTGCAAACACATCTGGAGAAACAAAGAGATGATCTGGCAGGTAGTAGCCATTGCTCAAGATGGTTGTCGCGCAAGCGTAAACCTTAGCGATCCAGTCTGCAGGGTCTGTCGTGGCGACGTTGCCTGTGGTCTGTGATGTGCCAGCAAGAAGCGCATCGGCTGCTGCATTATCCGTGGCAAGGGCGTATTTTTTACCCATATCCTCGAGGAGCCCCTGGAGGACTTCTGGCGAAGTCCAGTCAATTGAGGCTTCGGAAACTTCTACGTATCCGCCGTAGATGTCTTTTGTGATTTGGATGTCATCAACAATGAATTGTCCAGCGGTGATGGTGGTGTTTTGTGTTTGTGGGCCACCGATTGAAGTGTGTGTCGTGATTTTTGGAACGATGAACACTTTTCCGCTTTGTGGCATTTGGCGTGCGCCGATTG